TGACAGTGCTTGGCCAAGAGCCACCATAACCTCCTCCATAGCCAATTAATGATGAAATGCTTGAGTTGCTTCCGCTACCACTAGAGCCTCCAGCCCCTACTGTAATTGTTAATTGTTTAGGTAGTGCGCCTGATGTGGAAAACGTACCGACACGCATACCACCAGCTCCACCGCCACCTCCAGCGTCATAGCCACCAGAGCCTCCACCACCAACGCACATGTATTCCCATAAATTCTGACCATAATTAGTAATGGTGAATGTGCCTGAAGAGAGAAAGGTATGAATTTGGTAGTCTTTACCGCCAGTATTGTAGGTAGATATTGTACCGCCTGTTGCGGAAGCGACATTTGATGCTCCATACCATTCACTAAATGACATTTGTGTAGCACTGCTCTTATCAATTAAGTCCCTAATGTCTGTATCATTAATACTAGCTTCAGTACCAGTTGTGCCACCAGCTTCTATATGAATATCATTTAAGCTTATTTGACCACTACTTTGAAGAGGCATTTTTTAATTCCTGTATCTCATCTTTTAACTCTTTGATAGCTTCTATTAGTAAGCCGTGTAACTGATCATATTGTACAGTTTTATATACCTCACCATCATGTGATTGTAAAGGTAATCTTTTTTCCTCTACAGCAGTAGGTAATATTTTTTCTACTTCCTGTGCTATAACACCTGCAGACTTTTTACCATCGTGCTTGTATTCAAATGTGTAACCATTTAATTGAGAAACCTTATCTAACGCACTGTCTATCTTTTCTATGTTTTGCTTAAGTCTTTCATCAGACACAGTGGTAGAGTAAGCTACAACGTTACCATCAACGTGCAGGTCACCGTCATCTTCTAAGCGCATATCCTCCGCACCTGCTGTATAGAAACGCATACCTATGTCTTCATCAAAGTGTATAAAGTCGTGTTGATTTCCTATTTGTACATCAACATTGTTTGCTGGATTTCTAGCATCTCCTGTGATACCGCCAGCCATATTTACTGTACCAGAAAAGTATGCATCCTTGAACTTTAGAGCAGATGTACCTAAGTCAACAGTGTTTGTTGTCTTTGGTCTCATTTCAGAAGAAGTAATAACTACATCTTGCGATGGACCTATGTTTTGAATAGGTGCGCCTTCCCCTGCTGTACCATCATGAGTATGACCAGTACTAGCACTGAAAGCTGATTCTATTGCATTATATTCATTATTAAAGTCAGCAGCGTCAATAATGCCACCTGTAACTATATTAATTTCTGCTTGTCTTGTATAACCTGCCATTGTTACTGCCTATCATGTTGTCTGTACTCTAGCACGGCTGTGTCAAGAGTGAAGGTTGGATTTGATGAATTATCTGTAATACGCATAGCTACTGTCTTAAAAGATCCTATTACATTCTCTTTATATATTTTATCTAGTGTTCCACTAAAAGTTGCTGTACCATAAACAGAAGAAGCTAGTCCGTATAAAAATACACCACTACCAGTAGGTGTGATAAAAGTTAAAGATGTAAGATCTGCTAAACTAACTGCTGTATCTAGTACGATATTTTGTTGATTAGTAATACCTGTTACTTTTACTGTTCCTGATATACCTGTTCCTACAACTGTTTGGCCTACCTCTATTGTACCAACATTACCAACAAGTGACACAAGAGTACTAGAAGTAGTAGCACCATTAACTATTGCAGTTACAGTAGGAGAGGCTGCTGTACCTATACTTATTGTAGGAGGTTGTACAATAGATAGATCGTTTTCAGATTCAAAGTCTAGTTTAAAGTTAACATCTAAGTCCATACGTCCAGTTGGGTCAGCATATAGAGTCAACTTATAAAGAGTTTTACGTAGCTGTGGATCTGTGATGGGCATGTATGGTGATTCATATATAGCTTCTATATCTGAGCCATCAAAAGAATTACCTGAGTCCATAAGATAACAGTAACCATCATCATTACCAAATATAACAAATTCATTTGAACCTGAGTAAACACTGTCTGCAACATTAACTTTTAAGCCTTTAGTAGTTGACCAACTTATACCAGAACCCCCTTGAGCCACAAACTTAGTAGCAATTAAACCTTTTGAGTTTGATGACTGTACTGATGATCTATATTCAAATATTCTATACTGAGCTTTATTCCTAACTAATACAGAACAGAATTGATTTGTTTGTGAAGTAAATTCTTTTGCGTCTTTAAATATAGTATCTGAAGCTACGTCTAATGCAAAGTCACCAATACGATCTGTAGCACCTAGTAACCTAACACCATCAGGAGATAAATATATTATGTCTCCACCAAACTCTTGTATTGTGTCAGGGCTGATACAACCTATCTTATCTGTAATAGGTTCAAGTACAAAGTCAGCAGCAGTGTTACCCACTAACCTTTTTATTGTGTCTGTGGTAAATACAATAAGTTGATCACGAAATACTATCATACCTGTTACATTACTTGCAACATTTAAACTACCAGCACCGTTACCTACAGAGAAGTCATCTATTGTTGCAGGTGCAGTAAAGTATATAATATTATCTTTTGCATAGAAACCAGTGTTCTTAAATATGACAGCTATGTCAGTGCCTTCTATGTCTGTAGAATTTGCAGAAGACATAAAAGTCATAGTGTTATCACTAGCGTTATATATTGCTGGGTAACCTCTACCGTCAACAAATACTGTCTTCTCATCTCCTGTAAAATTAAAAGTAAAGTGTCTAATCTTAGAAGTGTTTGTAGCTGTGCTTGTACCTATAGGAGTCCATGTGGCTGACGTGCCATAGTGATAAACTGTTTTGTTAACTTGACTGGAAGAAAACGTACCAAAGGTAAGAACTGTATCGTCAGCTATTGTTTGTGCAGAGTCAAGCACTATATTACTTTGATCTGTAACTGTAGATACTTGTACATCTCCAGAAATGCCTGAGCCTGTAACATACATACCTACTTTAATATTAGTTATAAACTCAAGAGCAGTATTGTCAGCTAATGAAACTGCAGTATCTAGTATAATACTATTCTGACTTGTTACTGTTTCTACTGTAACTGTATTATTAATACCTGTTCCTGTTACAACCATACCCCTAGTGATAGTACCAAAAGCTGCACCAGTACCAGCTACAGTAACACCTGTTATTGGCCCTGTTGTTACAGCCGTACCAGTAACAGAAGCAGTTGCTACAGTACCTGTTGTTACAGCAGTTCCTGTTATTGTAGCTGCTGTTATACCGCCACTTCCGTCTACTGTATTGATAGTTATAGTTGCATCGTTAGCAGTAGTAGCGCCTCCTAGCTCAGTACCAACAATAGTAATAGTCTCACTTGCTACAAAGTTTGTACCTGCTGATGTAATAGCCACTGAATAAGAACCGTTACTTCTAGTAACATCAAATGTAGCACCTGATCCAGTAGTACCACTGTAGCCCGACTGCGCTGGGTTTGTATAAGAAACAGCAACATTATTAATAGTGTTTATAGTAACAGTTGCATCGTTGGCTGTAGTGGCTCCTCCTAACTCTGTACCTGCTACTGTAAGAGTTTCATTGACTGCATAACCACCAGTACCTGCGTTATCAATAGTAATACTATAAGAGCCACCACTTCTAGTAATGTCAAAAGTAAAACCAGTACCATCTGTACCATTATATGTATTAGTTGGGTTACTATAACTAACACTACCTACGCTACTAACAGTAACAGTAGCATCATTAGCTGTAGTTTCTCCTCCTAAGTCAGTACCAAGTATTGTTATTGTTTCGGAGGTTGCGTAGTCTTGACCTCCTGCATTTACTGCTGCTGAATATGTACCATTTGTATTTGTTATATCAAACGTAGCACTTGTACCACTAGCTGAAGCTGTACCTGTTACTGCAGTGAAAGGTCTTACTCTATCTACAGTTACTGTAGTACTATCTGTAGTAGCACCGTTTACTACTGCAACGGCTGTGTTATTATCTAAAGCTACTGAAGTGCTTGACGATACAGCACCATTAACTGTAGATGTAGCTGTTTGATACTGTGTTACACTAGCTGTGTCCATCTTTCTAGCTACTACAGCCCTGCTTGATGAAACAGCTTTTACACCTAAGACTGGTCCACCGCCAGGTATTTCTGTATCATTAAACTTAGCGTAACCTTTTAGCTTAGTGTAACCACCCTCTTTGTTTACTTCAAAGTTTTGTAAAATAGTAGCGGAACCTATAGCATTCACACCTTGCTGTAAAGGAGTAAGGTTAGAGATTAATCCACCTTTAAACTCAACAGGAAATGTAGACCATTGTACTGGCATTAAAAATGTACTCTTCTATCTCTTATGTAAGGTGTTCTGTTTATGTATATAGAACGTAGGTTTTTTATTTGTTGTTCAAACTTATTAAGAGCAATACCTGCTGCTTGTGTATCTCCTCTAAACTGATAGGCATAATACATAGCGCCATCTACTATAGCAAACCTATATTGTTCTGGTAAAGAGGGTACATCTAAAGCACCTTCCAAGTTATAACCTAGTGAGTAGTACTCATATACTATAGTGTATGCTTGGTCAGGTACAGGATGACATATTAATTCTCTGCTTGGTGTTCTTACTATGTGCGTTGGTACACCACGTATACTTGATGATGCATTAAACTCATCATCTGCATACTTTTCCAGCCACTCTTCATATACTAAGTGCTTTAACTTTTGAGTACCTACATTAAGTGTGTTATCTCTTTTGATACGAAAAGAGTCCATATCAACCGTCTTAGCATCTGTAGGAAAGTAGTACTTTACTGATCCT